TGGGAAAAGAGAATGCCAGGCAGCAGAGACAACGGAGATCACTGGAACTCAAAGAGTTGGTTCTTGGTTGGCTCAGCACAAGAAAACATTAATAAGAACCTTGCAAAAGAATATATAGAGTTGTCTGATGAATACAAGAAAGCGGTAGAGTCGTACGAGTATTACAGTAAGTATAGAGAGTATAAAGTATCAGAATGTGCAGATCATAGACAATTTTTGGAGGGATTAAAATGAAATTTAGAACAGAGTGGATTAATGCCCTAAAGACAATGAGACATAAAGAGTATTGGAACAAACCAAATACTGTTGAGTTCTTTGCCTTTATGACAAAGATATCTATCATATTTCCAGGCTTACTGTTTGGTAAGCAATGGTGGTGGCTATACATTTTTGCATTGGTATCAAGCCTTGCATTGATTTGGTCATCAACAGTAAAGACTTTGCCTACAATTATTTGGTTTAATATTTTGTGGTCAATTCTTGCTGTAAGTGCTATAATTAAACATTGGGTCTAAGGGGGCTTATTATGTATCAGTATTATGTAAGAAAAGTAGAGAACGTAGTAGATGGAGATACCATTGACGTTCTAATTGATTTAGGGTTTGACATTTTGTTTTCATCTCGTGTAAGACTGGCTGGTATTGATACCCCTGAGTCTCGCACAAAGGACCTTAAGGAAAAGGCTCTTGGTCTTGAGTCTAAGGAGTACCTAAAGAAGGCTCTAAAGGATGCTAAGTCTGTTGTGATTAAGACTGAGAAGATGGACTCATCCGAAAAGTATGGTCGTATTCTTGGATGGATTTATGTAAATGATGACACAGTATCTCTAAATGACATGATGATTAATGATGGATATGCTTGGGGATACCTAGGTGATACAAAGGTAAAAGATTTTGATGCTCTTGCAAAGGCTAGAAAGAAGTCTGGAAAATAATGAGCGAGGACGAAATCATAGACGATCTGATCTCAAAGGGTGGTCTAGAGTTTGTTGGAATAGATCCAGAATCTGGAGAGGCTCTGTACAGGCCAACAGACATACTAGGGGCTATTGATCCTAAACTAAGTAAAGAAATGTCTCTTTACTTTTCAGAAGTAACAATGAAGTTATGGGAAAAAGGTTTCTTAGATATGGATGTTACTATTGCAGATCCTTTAGTTACCCTTGCTGAAAAGTCTTTTGATTCAAAAGCAGTAGAATCATTGGACAAAGAAGAAAAAATAATTATACAAGAAATAATAAGAGTTCTTTCAGAAAAAAAGTGATACAATGAATACTAGGAGTGTTTATGAATAACTGGTATGGTGCTGCTGGACTAACTATAACTATCTTATTAGTTTTGGCTACCTATGTTCTTGCATCAAGATCTAAAAGCAAAACTCAAATAATCAGTCAAGCAATGCTTCTTCATAGGTTTAACTATGGGAAAAAATATTCAAGAAGAATAACCAGTAGAACACAGTCAAAGATGCATTACGATAAAACAAATGTAAAGGTTATTATATTGGACAATCAGGCATACTGGATCAAAGATAATATTTTTTACAAGGCCCCTTTGGATGGTCAGTCAATTGACAAAGAGTCTGCAGAGCAAGTTGACACAATCCACATGGATAAGGTACAATTAGATAAGATGCTTTTTATAATGGATAAACTAAGAGAAGGGATTAACGATGATAGTAGGGGTTCAGGGGACAAGTAGTTTTGACAACTATAATATATTCCTCAGATCAATGGCCGTTGCTCTTTCTGAGTTAGAAGAACAAGATAAAGATTTTATTATATATTCGGCAGGACCAAACAACATAAACATGATGGCTATGGAGTTTGCAAACTTATCTGAAAGAGGAATGAAGTCAAGAAAAAAGAACATTAAGTTCTTTAAGGTTACTTCTGAATGGCTAGAAGAAAACATAAATGATATAAACCATTTTGCTTTTCTTTCCAATCCAAAGGAACCAGTTTCAAAGATTGTTCATTTATCAAAACTAAATAATATAAACACTAACGTATACACATTTTAGGTCTGTATACATAACCTGTGCAAAGCACACAACAGAACGGAAACAACATGAAGATAATTAATTCTTTAAGCGTTATGGAATCAATCGTAACCAACAACAAGCAACTGTCTTGGGATGGATGGACTGTAGTAGAAACATTTCCATCAGAAAAAGCATACTTTTCAAAGTTTGGCATATACAAAAATAACAAGTGGCAAATGAAGAAAGAGTTTATTCCTTCTAGTCAAGGGTGGGAAATTCCAGATAAGTATGTGAAGTAAATGAACAAGCATAAATGGAAAGATGATGCCATATGTTTGGACTACGACACAAACTTATTTTTTGATAAATACGAAGAAGATGAATTGCTAAGGCCAGCCATTGATGCGCTCTGCTCTTCCTGTTCAGTACGAAAAGAATGTTTCTCTGTTGGAATTTCTGGCAAAGAGTGGGGCGTTTGGGGTGGAGTGTACTTGGAAAATGGAGAAGTTTCTAAGGAGTTTTCCAGCCACAAGAGTAAGACTGACTGGGGTAAAACTTGGCAGTCGTTGACAATGGAGTAATATGTATACTGATGAAATGAAAAGAGCCTTTAGATCTTTGCGCTGCCCAAAAGGTTTTTCTTTGCAGATAATAGACAATGATAACTTTATAACTGTAAAAGCCAGCGAAAAAGACTTTATGTCTTTAGAGACGGGAGAAAAGAAAAGGGAAGCAATAGAATATATGATCCGTGTAAAGAAAGCACTAGAGGATAACGGTGCTATTGTTTTACTAGTTAGAGAGGGTGGAAAAGAGTTATGATTGAGTCAATACTAGTTGGAGTTTTTGTGTTTTCAACTTTGCTATTTTTATCTTTATACTTAGCACAAGTTAAAAAGAATCGTGTAATTCTTGCAAACACCCTAAACCTTTTGCTTATGCAGCAATCAATGAATGATGAAAACAAAACAGATCAAGAGCAATCTAATGAAGCATTTTTAAAATTTGTTTCAGATTCTAGGGACTGGGCTTATCAATATATAGATGAGGTTCAGGAATCATTAAATAAATTTATTACTGATATAGAGCCAGAGATAGCGTACTTTGATGAGTATGGAGTTGCATCTTCTGCTTATCCACACTATCACTCGATGAAGAAAATTTCTGGTGCATACAAAGAACTAAAGAAAATGTTACCAGAAGACTATGATAAAATAGATTAATGATAAAACTTAAAGACAAGGATTTTTACCTACACTCTGCATTTTACGGGTGTGAGGCAGATCCTTGCCTAGAGGAAGCAACCAGAATATGGGCAACTTCTGAAAGCAGAATAATAGATCTGTGTGACACTCATTATGATGAGGTAACAAAATGAAATTTTATTACTTTGGTGGAGTTCTTGGAGAAGAAGACTCTGTTAAGTCTCCATCTAATCTTAACAGAAACAACTTTGATGGTGTAATGTTTACACATGATATTCCTCAAGGAGATATATTCGTACAGACAGCAATGGACTTAAAGATAAATGAAAAAATTAAATACCTAATTGCTATTAGGCCATACACAATCTCACCACAGTACCTGGCTATGATTAATGATTCGTTAAATAAAGTACAAAAAGATAGGGTTCAACTAAATATTATTTCAGGATATACAAAAGATCATGAGGACGGTATAAGAGGGATTGTTGGTTCTGTTAATGATCAATCAGATAAGGTTGAAAAAAGAAAGTATCTAGTTGAATTTCTTAACTCATTAAATGAAATGAATGAAAACAAAAATCTCAAGGCCCCGCTAGATTTCTTTGTTACAACTACAAACCCTAGAGTACTGGATGCAGTCAATAGACACAACAATAAAATAATTTTACCTTATAGCCTATATAAAAATAACATATGGTTTAAAAAATTTAACAGAGAACTAGATGTTAAAAGCCAAGAGATTATGATAGCAATTACACCAATAATTAGAGAAACAGAAGAAGAATTAGTATCACTTAAGGACTATGCCTTAAGACCAGTATGGCGAGAAGGAGAAGTGTCAAGGGTTGTAAATGATGCAGAGTACTTTACACATGAAGGATTTCATCAGTTTGTTAAAAAATTAAAAGAAGATGGAATAAAGTATTTATTGATTAATTCTGTGCCACAGGCAGAAAATAGCGTGATAATTCCATTCATTAAAAATTATGTGGAGTCAGAAAAGTTTGCGGAGATAAACAAGTCATGAAATTTTATTACTTTGGTGGAACATTCAATGAAAACGATACATTTGAAGACACATCAACATTAGACAATCATCATTTTGATGGCGTAATGTTTACATATGATGCAACACAGGGCGACATGTTTGTAAGAACTGCCAGAGACATGAAGTTAAATGAAAAGATTAAGTATCTTATTGCTATTAGACCTTATACAATATCTCCACAGTATCTTCAGACAATCCATGACTCAATAAATGAGATAGATGCTGGAAGACTTCAGTTAAATTTTATAGCAGGGTATATTAAGGATCACGAAAGCCACATACAGGGAATTGTTGGCGAAGTTAATGATAACTCTGAGTCAGTAGATAAGTCAAACTATATGATTAAGTTTCTTGAGACAGTAAATAACATGAGGGTAAACAAAAAGCCACTAGATTTTTATGTTTCTACAACCAATAGTTATGTGTTTGAAGAAACAAAAAAGCATAAGAATAAGATTATATTACCATACCACATATATAAGCGTGGATTTTGGTCTGATGTGCTAAAGGATCCATCACTAAAAATACCGCTTCAAACCAAAGATGTAGAGATAATGATAACTATGACACCAGTTATTAGAGAAACAGAAGAAGAGTTAAGTTTATTAAATAACTATGCTTTGAGGCCTGTTTGGAAAAAAGGAGAGGTCTCAAAAGTTTTAGATGATGTTGAGTACTTTACTCACGAAAGTTTTCATGAGTTTGTTAAAATGCTTGAGGAAGATGGTATTAACTACCTGCTCATTAACGCCGTACCAAGACAAGAGTCTAAGGTTATAATTCCATTTATCAAGAAGTATGTAGAATCAAGAAAAGGTTTTGTTAGTAATTAACTAACAAATAAATAAATATCCTAGGAGGAAAAATGAACGAACAAATCAAAGCAGTACTAGCGTCATACGGTAGATCAGTTCTTGGTGCAGCAACAGCGTTGTATGCATCTGGAGTGACAGATCCGCAGACACTTGCATACTCACTACTTGGCGCACTAGTGCCTGTTGTATTGAGAGCAGCAAACCCTTCAGACACAGCATTCGGAAGAATGCCTTCAGTTGAAGAGGTTGATAAGGCAGTTAAGTCTGCAAAGGTTGTTAAGAAGACCGCAAAGAAGGCTCCTGCAAAGAAGTCATCTGGCGGAGGCAAGACAACT